TGGACGTCGAAGGGAATCGGTCCCTTCGTGTCGGTGGGGTGACTCCCCGTCGACTCCGGCGTGGCAGGCGGCGCTGTGGCGGCCGTCTCCGTTTTCGCTGCCTCGCTCGCGTCGGCGCGGGCCGCAGCCTGTTCCAAGGCTTCGAGCATGGAACTCGGCCGCTCACTCGTCGGGGACGGGGAAGCCGGCGCACTTGTGGCAGGCGCAGCCGGAGCGGCTTCGGTCGTCGTGACGGGTGTCGTGGTCTCTACGGTCGCTGTCTCCATCGGTCCTTCTCGCCGTGTGGTGGCGATGCCCTAGTTGCGCCCCGCGTCTGGTGCGTAGGCGTTCCCACGCGTGATGGAGCGCAACGACAAAGGGACCGGCTAACGACTCGGTTGAGAGTCATCAGCGCGGTCCCTTTGCCGTGCGACTCCTTTGTGGTCCTGCCCGCTAAGAGTGGGCGTTGTCCTCGCGCGGATCAGGCGCGAGCTAGCAGGAACCTCAAATCGTTACGGTCTCGGTATCACGTCCTTCGGCGGCGGGGGCAGTTCGTCCCCGCACAGCGCACAAATCCAAATCCCGCTTGGCCGCTGATACGGTCTCGGCGGCTGACAGCGACAGCTCAGTGCATCGTCTCCGGTCGATAGTCTCGGTTCGGCCCGACGAACTCGCGACAGCCACAGGTCACCGTGAACACCTTGTCCGTGTCCGCGTTTTTGCCCACGAGATCCGCCCCGCACTTCGCGCAGTGCATCCCAAGGCCCAAGGCTTGCGCGACGTCCACAAACTGGCGCAGCCATTCCATGACACCCGCGCGAAGTTCGACCTTCTCGGCCTTCTTCCCGCCGACCGTGACCATCCCGTCCGGCGTCCAAATTCCGACCTTCTCAGGCATCCTGCACCACCGTCTGTCGCGCGTTCGAGGGCTGCCCCGTCAGCGGATCGTACCAATCGACGTGGAAGACGTCAGGCGCGGTCGTCGTGGGTGTCTGCTGAAACGCGCGCTCGAGCAACTCCTTGACGTTGGCCGCCGTGTAGGGGTCATAGCTCGCCGCCCAGTTCGTGGTGAATGGCGACTTGTCCGACCCCGGCTTCCCAATGTGGGTGTCCACGTTGGTGTAACCGTGTTCTTTCTTCCACCGCGCGAATTCCGCCTTTGATCGGAAGCGAATCGGTACCGGCGTCCCGTTGTGCTGCACGAAATCACACTCGTCGCCGATGACGGTCGTCGTCTTCGTCAGCCACGCGCGTTCGGTCAGATGGCCGCAGTCCGGACACGCGTGCGTGGGTGCCGCAATCGGCTCCCAGACATCGATCGCGGTCCACCCGCAGCGACAGATCCGGTCGTAGAGCGGCATCTACTTGCCTGCGAGGCGCGACATAACCGACGTGCGCACGGCCTGCCCGATGTTCGGAAATTTCTTGTGGACCTTGGCCTTGATCGCCGCCGGATCACTCGCGTAGTGCGCCATCGAGAGCGCCGCACGGGCGTGATTCGCGTCGGGGATCGGGAAACTTCGGCCCGGTCCCGCAAAATCGTGACTCGGCAGCGCGTTGCGCTGGGGCTGTAACAGTCGGCTCACTGAATGCCTCCGACATGGGGCACGACGGCCCCTTGGATGTTCGGGCCGTCCATATGGCCCGAAAGCGCGGTGTGATGATCCGAAATCGTGTCCGCGCGATCGGCTGCCCCACCGTGGGGCAGCGCTTTGGCCGCCTGTCCTGCGGCGGCCTGCATCGCTTCGGCGCTCGGCGGCTGCGCGAGAATGTGCGAGAGCTGCGGATTCAAGACACCCAAGAGCGCACGCACTTCGGGAATCCCGAGGTCCGCGCCCCCAAAGCGAAACGACACGTTCGGCGGAGGCGGCCCCGGCGGCTGCGGATCGGCGACGAGCTTTGAGGCGTCGTACCCAAACTCCTGCGTCACCAGTTCCATCAGCGACTTCTGATTGATGAACGGACTTTTCGCCACAAAGTTGACGTAGTCCAGCACCATCTTGCGTTCCGCCGCGGCATCCTGCGAGAGCTGCGAGTCTGGTTTGGCCGAAAAGCCGTTGCGGCCATTCACGCTGTGCCACAGCATGAGCGACTGCGCCGCCGGCTGCCCGACGAGCGGCGTCAAATTCTGGAGATCGCCGTAGCGGACCACCAGACTGTCGAACTTTCGCACGCCGGCGAGGTACCAATCGAGCACACGCCCGCGCTCTTTCTGCAAGCGCACACTGATGTTCGCCTGGACCGTCGCGGTTTCCGTCGCCGAACGCACGGTGTTCGTGATCGTGCCGGCCTGATTCGAGCCGACGCCGAGCGTTTCATCGAGATTGCGCTGAATCGCCGCTTCGCCCTGAATGTCTGACTCGGCCCGCTCCAATTTCGGGAGCGGCACAATGATCTTCTCGCCGAGTTGGTTGAACAGGTCGTCGTTGATGCCGACCCCTTGACCGGCGTCGGCGTCTTCGAGCTTGTTCAGCGCGGTCGTGATCGAGTCCGGATGGACGAAGCGCGGGAGGTTTGCATCGCGGAGCTTGATCGACTGTTGCCGCCACGTGTTCAACTGGCGCACGAGCGGATCGGTCACCGCCGAGTCGCTCGGGACCCACGCGCTGTCCGTCAAATCCCGCAGCGTCAACGGATGAATCGGATAGCCGATCATCGAATCGTTGAGCGTGAGCGACCCATCGGGCAGCAGCGTCTGATAAGGCGAGATCCGGTACTGCCCCGTCCGATCCGGCTGACCTTCGATCAACACGAGGCAGTACTGGAGCTGCGAATGAACCGCCGACGCATCACAGTCCACCGCCCGCAGCCAGAGTTCGACGCCTTTGACGAGTTTCTTCGCGCCGCTGCTGTCCGTTTTCCCGGAGACGTCGAGCAGCGTATCATCCTTCGAGGCGTTCGCTTGAAAGTCTGGCGATACGTACCCGAGCCGGACGGCGGTCTCCAGTGTGATCGTGAACTCCATCCCCACCCACGGGGCGTCATCGAACCGCGTCGAATGAAAGTCCGCCGGGACCAGGAGCTTGCCCGGGGAGAAGCGATACCACCGCCAGCGCTCGTAGACCGGCACCCCCGGCACCTGCTGCGGCGCCGTCTGGGCGACGGGCGGCGCGCCGAGGCCGAGCACCTGGCCCGGCACGGGCGTCGTCTCGCCGGTGGGGACGTCCTGCGTGATGAACGGTTGGTCCGCCTCGTAGCAGATTTTCGTGGCCCCGACGCCGCTCACGGCGAGGGTGTCAAAGATCGCTTCATCGATCGTGCGGCCGACGTCCGCATAGTCCCGCGAGAGGAGCAAATCGAGGACGGCGCGCTTGGCGGCAATCGCCGTCGACGGATCGAGCGGCTGCTGGGTCGCGGGATCGATCTGCGCCTGCAGGGCCGGCAATGGTTCGACCTGGAGCTCGGGGAGCTGGAAGAACAGCTGCGCTTTCTTCGTCTCCACGTTCCGGAAGTGGAGATTCGTGTTGACCGTCTTCCCGTCTTTCGGCGGGAGATACCGCGTCAGCAGCTCTTTCCAGAGGTCCGCTTCCTCCTGCCGTCGGCGCCGGGCGAGTTCAACACGCCCCCACCACTCCTGGATCTGCGTCGGCGACAGTGGCGGCAGGGGCGGATTCGGCTGCGGCACTACGCCACCTGTCCCATCTTCCGCGTGTCGCGCGTCCGGAGCTGGTGCATGACCCATGCGGGCGAGCCGACCGGCGGCGCCCCCGCGTGGACCCTCGCCTGCACCGGTGCGGGTCGCGACATCACGAAGTAGCGCAACGCATCGGCGGCGTGATCTTCGCCATCCGTGTCGACGTCTTCGGGATGGGTGGCATCGCTCACCAGAGACGGGAGCGTCCGAATGAGATAGGCGCAGTCCGGATGGACCATGAGCCACGGGCGGCCGTCCGGGGCATCCTGCAACCACTCGCGAAGCCGCTTCCAGCCGTTGACGCGCTCTTTCGTCGCTTGCACGAGCGGGACGCCGTGACGCGCAAAGGTCTCCGCTGCGGACTCACCCGTCTCGCCGTCCGCCGCCCACATCGAGGTATCCGCCACCGTGCGCCGGACGCTCGGAATCTGCCAGTCCTTCGTCCGGCTCTTGATCCCGAGGGCTTTCGCGCTCGAGATGGTCCGCTTCGGCGTCCACTCATGCCGGACATAGGCGTGCCCGTCCCAACACGCAATCCAGAGCACCGCCGCGGGCGCCACGAACCCGTCATCCATCGCGCGATACCACACGGCCTTCGCGGGCACATCGAGGACCTGTACGTGACGGCTCTTCGACCACTCTCCGAAGTACTGTCCCGGAAAAATGTCCCAGTCCCCGTCGCGATAGGCTTTCCGCAGTTCCTTCGGCAGCGCGAGCAGCTTGCGCTCGTAGCTCGCATCGAGATAGGGGTTGTCTTCGAGCTTCGAGGGAATGAAGCACCACTCCTCGGGCCGATAGTCCGGATACTCCTCGCGGTCCACGCTCTTGTCGATAAACCGCTGGCGCACCCAATGGGACTGGGGACCGCCAGGGTTCGTGCCGGCTAACACCTTCGGTGTGACGCCGGGCTTCGTCGACCGCGCGCGCGAGGCGATCAGCAGAAACTGCGCTTCCTCGAACGTCACGAGCTCGTCGAAGATGACCAAGTCATACTCGGACGAGAGGTAGTTCATCGCATCGGCCGTCGTTTCACAGTGGCCAAATCGGCATGTCGAGCCGTTCGGATATCGCACCAGCTTCGCCGAGGGCACAAACTGCGCGCTCATTTCCGGCGCTTCGATCTCCACATCCCGCAGATGGTTTTCCTCGAGCTGCGCATACGTCCGTCTCAGCAATAGCACCCGGAAGTGCGGCGTCATTAACGCCATCCGATGCGCGATCTCCCGCAACCCCTTCGACTTTGAGCCGCCCGCCGCCCCTCCGAGCAGCACAAACAGCGGCGCCCCCAACGTCGCCTCGATCGCGTCCACCTGCCGCGGGAGCGGCACGAACCGACAATGCCGATTCCCCGCCGGGGCCTC